GGTCCCCCAAGCATTGAAGTCCGATGGAGGGGCTTTATAGTCAAGCGGCTTTCCGCTTGTCTCGGTGTCTACTAGATTGTACATGGTGGGAGAGGGTTCTTGCCTCTATCACAAATGTACATAGGATAGTCTTCACAAATGAAATGATAATCTCGGCAGGGAGAACAGTGGATGGCCCACGATGGTGAGTATGATGTTGACAACCAGCACAATAACGGTGGCCACCATGATCCAATTGAGCGCCTTGTTGATGAGGTCCGGCAGACCCATGCGGGCGAGACCCCAGTTGACAACGACGTAGATCACGCCGATGATGACGAGCCAGAGAATGGATTGAAGTAGTATGTGCATACTACAACGATAGACCCTGTCAGGCCTAAACCAAAGGTCTCAGGTCGTGGTGTTCAGAGGAAGCACGTCCAACTGCATCTTGATCCCCATCGCTTCCATCTTCAACAGCGCTTCGGCATTGCCCTTGGCGTCGTTAACAGGATGGTGGTCGTGTTTGGTCTCTCGCAGGTGTTTCCACTGAACGCGCATGTCCTTGCACATACCAGCGTACAGATCGCCTATGCGTCGGCCGGAGAAGCCGAACGGGTTCTCCCCGATGAACCGGTGGAAGTAGAAGTTGATCCACTGCCAATCGAAGCAGGGGTTGTCGGATATGAACACCGGTTTACCCTTGGAGTTCGCCAGTATCCACTCCTTGAAATTGAGCATCACATGCTTCGGATCATCGAAGGTCTCGTGGGTCTCGCGGTCGATGCCGCTGATGGACAAAGCCTTCGGGTCCCACTTTTCCGATATGGGACTGACCTCCCCGTAGAACGTTCTACTCAGGGTGGGTTCCACTATGACTGCGCCGAAGCACACCATGGAGTAATCATGAGGGATGGGGCCATCGGCCTCTACGTCAACAACTATGAGCGACATCAGATCAGTTCTTCAAGCTGTGTAACATTGCCTTGGATGCTGGAGGACACGTTCTCCAATCGACCAACGATATCCTGAAGCTTGCTCAAGGTACTCGTGGGCATGGGCCTATCATCCGCCTTCATTTCGTTCGAAGGTCTTGCTCCATCCGTTCTGTCAACAATGGTGGAGATACGACTATCGGACGCGGCGACGCTTGTCAAGCACATTTCAAGCCTCTGGATGAGACTCGCAATCCTCGTTTCCTTCTTGCCTGTAGGGACTGCATTATTGTAGTTCATAAGACAAAGATAATCCTTTCATGGATACCGCCAAATCCACTTAGTACTCGCTGTCGTAGTCCTGCCGCTGCTTGAGGAGCTTCTCGCGGATGACGTGTATCTCATAGATCATCTTCATCAGGCGCTTGCGCGCCCTGATACCGGCCTTCTTCGTCTTGGTTGGGCCATAGAACTTGAGGAACTCCTTGTCCACTTGGGCCACGGCGTCCTTCACAGCCTGCCAATCCACAAGGACCTTGTGGTTGTCATTGACATTGCTGATGGGCTTCATTCCGCATCTCCTTGTTCCTCAATGGTCGTGTTGTCTGGCAAGATGACCTCTTCGGCGCTGGCCATTCCCTCGGTCTGCTTCATGAAGTCATACAGCTTGGCTGTCTGATCATTGTAGTTCTGGAGCAATGGATTGTCGCTCTCCACGAACATCGCATCCTTGATCACGGCTTTCTGCTGCCGTTGGTCCTTGGCTGTGAGCACTCCGAATTTCTGTTCCAATGCCGTCATGAGCGATTCGGTGCGGGCCATCATGTTGCCCCCGCGCTCGATGATGTTCTGCTTACCGCGTTGTATCATGGCGCGTTCCGCCTCTTCCTCGCGGTCATCTTCGAACAGTTCATCGATCATCTCGATAAGCCTTTGTTTGCGCTGTTCCTTGGTGAGTTTCCTGTTCTCGCCAAGAGCCATCTCTGGGGCCGATTGCGCATCTCCTCCTGTAGGAGCGGAGCTTGGAGCGCTTCCCGTATCGCCACCCTCCATTCCTCCAAGATCGGGTGGTCCACCTCCCATGTCCATTCCGGCGCCATCATCTCCCAGCGCACTTGAGGCGTTGAAGCCATCGGATTCTCCACCGCCGCCGTTTTCGCTTCCAGTGCCTCCATTGGGGTCGGCACCAGCTATCTCGTAGCGTTGGTCGATATCCTTGAAGATACCGGTCTTCCTATAGGTCTCAGGGGCCGCATCGATCTCCGCAAAGAGCTTCTTCTCGACCTTCTTCTGCTTGAGCATCTTCTTGATCGCGTTCTTGGAAAATGACAAGATGTTCTCCATGGTCCACGTCCAAGACGCGAATGAGTTCGCATCCATGCTGTGCCATTCCTTGGCGACCTCCAGACGCGCTTTCATGATCTCAAGCTTCATCAACTCCATCTGTGTGGATGGATTATTGAGCTTGAGGGTGAAGTTCTCATAGTCCTCCTTGAACCCAAGAAGGAACAAGTGTACCTTGGCTATCTTATGCAACTCCATCAGCACCACCTCTTGGAATCCGATGATGGTACGGGCGAAACGGATGTCGGACTGCGAGAGTGTGGTCCCTCCCTGAAGGCCCTCGGCGAAGTTCAGGTAGGCCTTTGGCACAACGAGCGAGCAGAAGAGCTTGTTCTCTAGGTACTCAATATCTTGGATATCTCCCAGATTACTATTGTACGTAAACACCTGACAATCAAGGGAAAACGTGTGATAATCATGGTACTGCTCTTGGCCATCTATAGTCAATGTTCCCGTGTCTTGAGTGTCGGTCAACCATTCGACGGAGACGACTTTGTGGTTGAAGAATTCCACCTTCTTGGTGAAGTCCCTCCAGTTCTTGTAGCCGAAGGACACAACCATCTTGTTCAGGTTGTTGTGGGTGAAACCACCCTTCATCTTTGTCAACTGCTTGTTGCCCGCGTTGAGTGCCATGAACTCCTGCATGAATGCCGATCCTGACTCATTGATGCGCACCAATATCTCTGCCCCATTCAGGTTCGATTTGCACATGCTGACGACCGACTGCAACATGGACTCCGTGTACTTTAGCTTCTGCTTGGTCGCAACTGCCTCGCGTATGCTGCCCTCCTCCCATTGCTTCTTGACGTTCTTGCTCTGCCTCTTTCTAAATTCAGGCGCATTCTGGCTCACCTGCAACGCCTTCGATGTTTTCTCATAGAACCTCTTCTTGAAGCCGTCGTTCTTCATCAACTCCTGCAAAGCGGGAGTTGCCCTTGAAAGATTTTCCTTCGCCACACGAAGCTTATTGTCAAGCTCATCTTGGCTAAGGTTTGACCAATATTCTTTTCTTCCAACAATCCTCGCGTCTTCATGATTCGCCCACATAGACTGGTGAAGCATGACGTGGTCATGATAAGACATGAACTTCAAGTTGGAAGGCTGATTGTTGAACCTATTGAAGTCATAATGGTGGATTACGTTCTTCTGCTTGCTTTTCTCACTCTCCAAAAAAACATGCTCATTGTGTTTTCCTAGTGACTTGAAGTACCTCCCAACCATTTGGTGTGTGAATACCCACTCGTTGGTTGAATGGTCATAGATCTTTTCATAATCCTTGGCCTTTGGTTTGTTCTTGAATATCGGCTCTTTCTTCGTATTGAAACTCCACAACGATTCACCCAACAGGTCTTTTGCCTCTTTCTTGCCGTTGAACTTGGTAGGAAACTTGTGATCAGGAGTGCAAATGAACGACTCACCATTATCAAGCGTCAACTTCACCACCTGCGTATCCTTTCGGGTCACACCAGCCCATGTGATCTTGCCCGGAACCATCTCACCAGTCTTGGGGTTGATGGAGTAAGACCATAACTCCTTACCGGATTCATGTTCCTTGATGATGTCGTTCAACATCAGCGATCTTCCATCAAGCAAGCGAATCTTGGTGTCAAGCGCCAAGCAGGCTCCGGGCAGGGTATCGATGCGCGAGTGGTGCTCACCACGCACAGGAAGGAAGTAATCCTCCGATACGTTCTGTGGGTTGTATTTGAATTCCTTGTTGCCGTTGCGCGGATCCGCAACAGGGGCTTTCTTCACAGATCGTTGCATGGCTTGAATGAACGGACCTATCTCGTCCGGGGCAAGGTTGCCAACTTCGATGTAGAACACCCTCCTGTCGGGAGCACGTGTGATACGATAGACCAACAGGGCGTCTTCGGCCAATTGTAATTGCTTCCATGTCTTGCGCGCCGCGTCCAATATGGACCTTCCGTACGGAAGACGCTCGCTGTCCTCCATCAACCGGAAGTGCGCCACTTGCCACTCCGTGTAATAGGTGCTCCTGACATCATCGCGGAACCTGACTACATCGGGCCCATTGTTGTAGTTCTCTTCCCGGTGTATCTCGGATGTGGGCAGATTCCTCAGACCAACAACACCCTTGTCCTTGTCTATCTCCAAGAGCACGAAGTGATCGCCATACTTGAGTAGTTCGCGTATCCACAGCTTGAGCATGTAGTTGACATTGAGCCTGTTGCCGAACAGTTCCGTCAATGCCTCCTTTACCCGCTCCTGATCGGAGTACACCTGAAGTATCTCTCCGTATTCATTGGGTGTGAGGCACTCGTCGCGCATGATATTCAAGGCCTGACGGACCTCTGGAGAATGGTCCATGGCACGATAGTCCTGATAGGCGCTGATACGGTCGGAGTCGAAGTATATCGGACGCGAATACAGGTCCTTATCGAGCTTTTGGACCTGCCAGTCCAACCACTTCTGTTGCACATCCTCGCGGCTTGTGGCGCCGCGCGGGTCGAATTGCTGCGGAACGTTCTTCTGTGGGTCCTCCTGCCTCGCGCTCTTCTGCGGATTTATAGCATTCAGAAGACCTATGAAGATGTTCTGATCCTTATTGTTCTCTGCCATGATAGTAATATAGTTCTTGAGCTATCGAAGGGAAAATCAACCCATCAGCCACGATAGGTCGTTTGGGTCGTCCTCGCCATCAACATCCTGTCCGTCCCTGAAGTAGAACAGGCCACGGTTCTTGTTCTTGGCATCGCGATTCTTTTGTTCCTCGTTCCTCTTTTCCTCGGGCGACATCTGTTTCCCGTACATAGGAGAGGAAGACGTGGAGAAAGCGTCGAGCATGGACTTGGTCAACTCGCGATTGACCACTATGTTCGCGTATTCGGTCTCGCGGATGTACAGGCCTATACCCAAAGCCATGATGAGGTCATCGTTATAGCCCGATTCGGCCTCGGCCACGACCTTGTCCTTGGAGACGTTCTCCATCACCCATGTGTTGAACTCGTTGAGCAAGCGGACCGAGTTGATCTTCACCGACCCCTCTCTCATGGACCTGCGTATGGCGTCCACCACCATCACCTTCGACTGGAAGGTGGTCTGGAATCCGGGTATCTTCTCGTCCTCATCGACCACGTAGTCCTCATATCCGGACGGTCTCACGTGGATCTTCTTGGTGCTCTTGCTGTAGAATATCTGGTTCTTATCGTACTGTAGGTTCCGCGTCAGCTTGTAGGTGGTGGCGAGTCCGAAGGAGTTGCCCTCCACCACCACGAAGGCCGTGTTGTAGGCCACTCCGATGGCGTATATCATATTGGCGAACAGGTCGGGGTCTATTTTGCCTTGGTACTCCGCCACCTGTTCGAGCGTATCGACCTGTATCACCTGTATGGCGCTGTAGTCCTTTCCGTCACCTCGTGCAACGTCAGCGCTCACGATGTACTTGACAGGGGTTCTTGTACCATCGGGGCTCACGCGTATTTCGGGCCTCTTCCACACCCAGAACTCGTTCTTCAACTGCGTGAACGCGCAAGCGGTGTGGTCGAAATACCACTCCACCGGAGAGTTCTTGTTGATCTTCTCCCGATAATCGCTCAGTATGGTCTCATCCACCGCCAAGAGCTTGGACCCCAAGAATGAAAGATCAAGCTCCTGTGCTATGAGCACCGAATCGTGATTCATCTTCTGCCTCTGGTCCTCATACCAAGGGCTCCAGAACACCATCTTTCCCTTCTCAATGGTCTGTCGAAGTCCCTTGTTACAAACTGGGTTCTCCGTCCAGTGGACCTTGATGGGGTTGAATCCCCCTTTCCCCTTCTCAGCCTCCACCCAGTTCTCGTGGTACTTGTTACCAGAGCCGTACGGGGTCGATATCATGATGCAATCGCCCTTGGACATCGACAAGGCGAAGTTGATAGCGGTCCATATCGTCTTGTCATTCTCAACGAAGGCGAACTCATCGAGGATAACCAGCGAAAGCTGTTCGCCGCGTCCGGCCTGAGGCGATGCGGCCACGGACTCCGCCCAACTCATGTTGCTGAATTCTATCCTCGTGTCATTCCACTTCACCCTGCCTTCCTTGCTTCCGTTCATCGGCTGCAAGAACATGGGTAATGCGTCAATGAACGTCTTGACGTAGCTCAGGAATCGCTTGGCACCCTTACCGTTGTTGGCGAGTATGAGTATGCGCTCATTGGAGCGGAACATCAAACGCCACGCGACGTAAGCGGCAGTGATGACACTAAGGCCAGTGTTGTGCGTAAGTAGTCCATCCACAAAGAAGTTCTCGTTCTTATCAACAGAGATGTCGTAGCACTTCTGTACAGATGTCTTTTCTACCGTTTTGATGATAGTTCCATCTTTTACGTTGTGCTGTGCGCCCTTGATGATGTCGAAATGCTCTGGCCTTATTTTGTCGTAGATGCCTATCTGGTAGACGAATCTGGCAACGCTCTTAGAGTGGGTCACTCGAAGTTTGAAGAACCTGCTCTTCTGAAGCTTCATGTTCTTCACCTCGTATATGTTGGAGCGTATGTTGAATTTGTTCAGCAGCGATTTAACCTGATGCATGAACTCAAGATTGGGGCTGGCGATACCAAGCTCTAGTCTCTTGTTGGCCTTCTTGTTCATGATGGATACCCAACCATCCCCAGCAAACATCCGGTTGATGAGCAGCGCTATTGACTTGCGGTCCCAATCGAACACCTCTTGTGGCAACGATTTTTCTGCGGTCAGCTTTCCGGCTATGTTCTTGGTTTCACACCATTCCATCACTGGGTTAAGAGTGTTGACACCATGCTTTTGTCCCGGTAGATAGTCGAACCCATTCAGCTTTTTGGCGTGCCTCACATGAAGTTGCGGAAACAACTCATGAATGCTATCTTCAAATTCGGTGAGGTAGTTCAGGTTGTTATTGGTGAACTTGACTTGCCTTTTCGTGGACCCATCGGTTATGAGGTAAGCCAGCAGCTTCACTTCGCTTTCCAATGGGGCTATGGTGCCAAAACCAATGTTGTCATCCAATATCTCATCTCCACGCACAAGATCCTGAGCCTTAACGAATCCCTTGCCTTTAACGTAGAAAGGATGGTTTTCGCCCACCTCGAAATTGCGGGTGTCTTGAAGTTTGAACTTCACGCACTGCTTGTCACCACTACACCATGCATCATAGACCGTATCCACTTCCATACGACCTTCCTTCAAATTGTAGGAAAACACCTTGTCGCCCTCCCGTAGGTCCTGAATGAATCTCGGGCCGGAGGGGGTGTCAACTGGCGTATCGGCCTTGAGGCACTGCCGCGATTTCAGTATTATATTCCACGCGTTCTCAAGGTATTGGTTGATCACACGTTTCTGATATTCGTAGCACTCAATGGGGCCGAAGCCTCCTACAACGGCATTGAATGCGACACCGTGCCGATCGATGAAGTAAACGGGGTCGAGGGCGCACTTTACGAACTCCTCGTACTTCTCTTTTTCGGTCGCTACGTTCCAATCTTTGGGTTCTCTATGCATCAAACGCAGGAAAAACTGCGTCTATAAATAGCTTTGCGATCAGCAAAGTGTCTGATGCACAGCCTTAACCGGGCTCCGTCATATGCCGATGTATATGCTTGAGGCCGGAGCGGTGATGCCGGTTGACACATCGAAAATGCTGCTCATGTATACAACATCCGTCACGTTGTTCTTCGCATACAACTGATAAGACCCATATTCATCCGGCACGAATGAGGCCATGAACAAGGCGCGCGGAATGTCGTACAAAGAGATTGAGACCGACAACAATGATTCCTGTCCGTCCTTGAACAGCACTGTGTCGAACGTGGTGGCGGATACCGCCACATTGTTCTGGTCAAGCGATACCAGCGTATCGTATATGGTTACTCCCGTGGGGTATGGCACTACCCATAAATATGGCATCAATGCCCATTGCGCCTCAGGAGCCCAAGGAGTTTCTCAAACGCCTCTGTCGTCATGCCGTAGTCGTCCAGCAATGGCTCGCCCCTGTTGTCTTGCAGGAAGTTGGCAACAATACTGCCGACCTCCTTGCGGCGAAGGTCCGGATCCATAGGCGGCAGGTCTTCCCCGGTCATACCACCTCCTCCGTCTCATCCGTCTCCGATGAGAACCCGATGCCTCTACTGGCACCCTCGTTCTCCATGTGGTCTTTCATGACGCAAGACCTCTTGAGTTCATCCATGGCCGCGATGTCGCTCTTGATCTCCTTCTCCAACCAATCGGCCGTAGGGGCCACATTGTGGCTCTGCGCGCGCAAGACGAGCATGTGGACCACGTTGTAGATGTAGGCGCCCGTCTTGTTCTCGCCATGGAGCAAAGAGGCCACTTTGTCATCGACGAACGCGCTGATGGTCTTCTGGTCCGTAATGTTGCACTCCAGTCGCAGTGACTTCTTGATGATGTTCTTGACGTTATCCCGGTTGATCCTGCTGAAATTGAGTATGCGATGGAAGCGTCCGGGGCGCTGAGCGGCCATGTCCAGCAACTGGTTGGAATTGGTGGTGGCCAAGAAGCCAACATCCTTCGATATCTTCTTGGCGCCATCCATCACGTCCAAGAAGATGCCGAGGTTCTTGGAATATCCTCCAGCGGTCCTGCTTCCGAGCATCAGGTCGATGTCGTCCAGCAAGATGAGCGCGGGGGACAAATATGATGCGAACTGAACACAGTCCGCCATATGCTCGTCGATGGCTATCTTCACGATGGTCACGCCTTTGCGCTGCGCTTCGTTGGCGATGGCCGTCACCATCTCCGTCTTGCACGTACCCGGAGGACCCACCATCAGATACCTCAGCATGCTGTCGCTCTTATCGTAGACATCGAGGAACATCTTGCAATCGTGCATCTGGGAATCAGGGACATAGACATCATCGAACGTCGTCTTCTTCAGTTCGAACTTGTCCCAGTGTACGCCCTTTTTCAGGTCGATGCACTTGCCCTTGAGGTCGCTCACATCGAGGGCCATCTGGAAGAACAACTTGAATACCTCTGGACCCCTGAGTGAAATGGGCTCCTTTGTAGAGATGTTCGCGTAGTAGTGGATGCTCTGGTCCCACGATTTTTCCCATGTGAAGGCAAAGGAGAAGCTCTTGTCCTTGAACTTGAACATCGCCACGCGGTTGTGTTCGTTCATATCGGAGATCTTCAACGCCTCGCAGTGGCGGAGCTTGCCGATGGTGTAGAACTCCAAGTTGGTGATCTCCATCATGGAGGAGATGACCTCGTTGTTCTTGATGACGTTGAAGAAATTCTCGAACACCGCCTGCATCATCGGCGATATGTGATGGGTATGCTTGAGAGGTTCCTTCGGCACGCTGGCCTTGCCATACTTCTGCGAGTCGATGCTGCTGTCAGCATCCATATCAACGCTCTTGATGATCTGCGCAGCCTTATGCTTGGTGTTCGAAGGTGTTTTTGACATGGCAAGTGTTGTAAGAAGACAAATGTAGTCACTTTTCTCCTCTGCCGACTCTCTTGAGAAAAGAAATGACACTCTGCTTGCTGCAAAACCGCTCATGCGTTGGCACGCGGGCCAATATGCGACGCGGGCGGACGGACAGGGTCCGCAGCAGTTCTCTCACGTCCGCGTCGAACGACATGGCATAGAGTATGTTCAGGTTATACTCGTAACAGGAATCTCTCCAAGCCCTGATTGATGAGCGCAGGTCATTCTCGTTCATTCGTCCTGAGCGAGGTATCTGATCACCGAGGGCCAGTCAGGGAACTTGCCGCTTCCGAAGTGGATGTGTTTTCCCTCGAACGCATCGACTCCGTTGGCGATCCTGTCGTCGATAAGGTAGTCGCCCTTGAGCAGGCCCTTGTTGTGCGAGAGAATGAGGCGTTTGAAGGCAAATTCACCCAAGTGCCGCTCCACCCACACCCGCTTCTCGGATGGAGCATGGATGTTGGACCACGGAGCGGTGGACAGAATGTAAACGTCATAGTTACAGCAGAGCCCTATGAAGGCGCTAACAGCACCCTCTATGGGTTTCAAGTTCTCGAAGAACCCCTTCTCTCTTTTCTCCTCCTCTGTCTTGCCTTGGGCCGCACTGTCGTAGTCCGCCAATACGCCATCCATATCCACATAAACTGTCTTCATAACAACAAAGATAGTTTATGTATGCTGTCCTCAGAAGAAGCCTCCACCAAAGGACTCTCCTCCGCCTGTAACGACCGGAATTTCGAACACCATCCCATAATCATCCATGGACGCGATGTCAATGGGCGCCGCAACAGTGTCGGCCGGTATCTCCAGAATGAAGCCCGCGTCTTCTGACGAAGAAAGGTTGATGTCGTAAAGTGCCATGTTATTCCTGCGTCAAAAGTGCCCTTACGCGTATGTTATCGGCCAAACTCGCAGGAGTATATCGGATGTAGGTCGTTTCATTACCTTTGTCCGTCGATGTATATGCCACCCAGTTCGAACCTCCGTCCGTGGAGCGCTCCCACGTACCTGTAGGCGTTGCTGAGTCATCGTCCACAAGCGTTCCTCCACCTGCCACGGCATCATACAGCCGTACTCTGAGCGTTGGGACCGTACCTCCGAATGCCGTTGAATGGCGCCATGCGAACTGTTTCAAAGTCAGATTGGAAAGGCCCGCTGAGGGCTGATAGTGGCTGTCGGTCGTCTCGTCTTCGTACAACACGGTAACGCTATGTATCCTTGCTGGTGTGCAGTAGTTCGAGATCATCTTGAAGGTAAATGAAAATTGAATGGAAGCAGCGGCTGCTACCCCATCAAGATTGCCCGAATCATCAAGCAGGGTCCATCCTCCCGAGTTGTCGCTTATCCCGGCCGTTCTATAGTACATCCTGAACGGCTCGGGTGGAATACCGTAGTTTGAATCCCCAAGCATGTTTGTATGGTTGCAATACACCCGCTTGAACCTGCTGACGTTAGGGGTCAACAATTCCGGGGTGATCAACCTCTCTCCTGTAGCATCGGCATAGTCCCAATCCGACCCGATAGGGAATGCCCACAACTGATTAAGGATGGCCGTTGTACCTATCCTCGTGGCATACATGAGACCTCCCTCTATCCAAGATGAGAACGGAGATGCGTTTATGGATGGCATTGGCGGTAGGTCTGGGTCGGCCAAAGTCTGATCTATCTGCTTATTATCGATCATGAAAATCTGATCGAACGGGTCCGAGACGGTATTATACTTTGTAATGTAGCTTCTGGCCCCTGCCGCTCCTGTTGAGTGGACCAATAGCCGATCGATGTAACCTGTTGGTTCCACATTACCGAACGCACCCGTGGCGGGGAAGGTCGAGGTGCTTCCGGGAGGTATTTCAACCATGGTGTCCGACACCCATGTTGTGCTTCCCACGGTAATGCCAGAAATGGAAGCTCGGTTCACACGTGCTGCCGTCACGAAATAAAGCGATTCTATTCCGGCCGCAGGTCCATGGGTCAATGTCGCGATTCGACCGTTGTTGGTCTGCGTGAGCGCACCGGTGACTGCCTGTGTTCCGGTAGAGAATAGAATGGCGGAGCCGGATTTGCCTGAGGCGAATCCCGTCAATGATGCCCTCAGATTATAGGCGTATACCCTCGGGGTGGATATCGAATCAATGACGTACGCCGTATGCGCAGTCCATGATTCTTTGTCTCTCAATCCCATTCCACAGGCCGTTTGGTTAACCTGAGTTCCGGCATTATCTCCAAGGTAATATACCGCCTTTATATTGTCAGTTGAAACAGCCGCAGGTATCGTTGTGCCAGCAATGGTGAAGTCATCGTAGTTTACCCCCTTTGTTACGAACAGACCTCCGTTCGTTGCTGTCGCGTTCGTGTTGGCGTTTATCAAGCGTATTTCCTCAATCACGAATGGGCCCGCTGATATCACTCCAGCATTCGTCGACAACGTTATCGAGGTGTTCGAACCAATGGCCGAAATGACGTACCATGTCCCCACCTGTGTGGGGTCGGTGGTTCCGAATCCTATCCTTGCACCGACAGCAATTCTTACGTCCTGCCATCCGGTATTCACCCCTGTGACGGCCGTTCCGTTCACAGACGCCGTGCTGTTAGTGATTCCTGTATATTCATCCACCGTTACGCGGAACCCCCTTATGGTATGTGCCGTCGCAACAGGATATGTCATCAACACAAACCCCCTCCAATTTAACACGTTCGTGGTCCTATCGTAGGTGTACAACACTACCCTTCTTGTGGCTGCGGCCGTAGCATTATCTGCCAAGAACACCCAATCGATGGTGTTGCTCCACCTGTATACGAACGGATAAATGCCCGGTATCTGCGTTGATTGTTCCATGGGCCTTGCCAAGGCCACTTTGAACGGCCCAGCGTAATTCTCGACGGCTGTAACTCCCGTGTACACATTCATCAACCTGCCAAGAGTCGTAGTGGACGCGCTATAGGTGGGGTATGTTACAAACGTGCGGTTGTTGAACTGATGTTCTACTGCTCTGAGCATCTTATCAATCTAATTTGATGGTGTGTAATAGCAAAGTAACTTTCGTAACAGTCGATACACTATCGACGTTGATGGTAAATATGTCCCCCATACTGAACTGGGTCGTCCATGTGGACAGGTTGGAGTCACTGTTCTTATTTACAGACGACAGTGTTGGCTTCTCTGAGCCAGCTATGGTATCCGCCACGGTCGGTGGATAGTTCGCATAGGTGTCCTTCCAGACGTCTACCACTATGCTGCCAACAACATCAGACACAATCGTCCAACCAGTGATAATTCCCGAGTACGGAGCGATAAGATATCCCTTCTGACCCGTTGATATTACGCTTGCACCTCCATCCATGATGAAGGTTATTCCTCCCGTATGAGAGTGTGTTTTTGCGGCAAAAACAGTACCAATGTTTGTGGATCCACTGAAGTAAGTCGTCGCGCTGACGCTCGTTCCGCTTACCGAAGAAGCCGTGACCCCGGTGAATACCGGAGAACCGACAACATGCACGACGGGTCTCGAATCGGTTCCTCCCGTTGTGATGTTGCTGCCGGGTTGGACGTATGTGGCAGAAGCCGATATCGGAGCAAACAGGTCTTGGATGTTCGTAGAGCCAGAACTAATTATATTTCCCTGAATTGTTACACCGGTGAAGCCTCCGTCAAATACATACATACCTTCGTTTGCCAAACCAGTGTTCAGGGTGATTAACCCTTGGATTGGATTGTATATCAGGCGGTTGCTATTGATTATATTGTTGCTGGCTGTATCCTTGAAGTAGATTCCTCCCTGTGTTGTTGAGCCGTTGTCTCTTATATGGCTTGACACCGTTACCGATGTGACTGATATGTCTCCTTGGAGCCCTACAATAGGACGCGTAATGGTCCCTCCGGTGGTTATGTTGAGTCCGGGCTGAACATAAGTCGGTGTCGACCCGGCGAACAGGCTTCCGAGTTCAGTCGCTCCGCTGAAGTAGGTCGTAGCCGATACCGATGTGCCGCTCAGGCTGGAGGTCGTGACAGCCGTGAACACAGGCGAACCGACAACATGAACGACGGGCCGAGAGGCTGTTCCTCCGGTGGCTATGTTGGTTCCGGGCTGAACATAAGTCGGTACTACACTTACGGGAGCAAACAAACCTCCAAGATCGGTCGCTCCGCTGAAGTAGGTATTTCCAGATACGCTCGTGCCTGATATCGAAGAAGCAGTAACAGCCGTGAACACCGGAGATCCGATGATGCCTACAATCGGATTTGAGGCCGTTCCCGCTGTGTAGGCGTTAATGCCGGGAGAGACTCTAGTGGCTACAACGGATATCGGAGCGAACAAGCTTCCGAGTTCGGTGGAGCCGCTGAAGTATGTCGTGGCCGATACTGATGTACCGCTCAGGCTGGATGCGGTTACGGCCGTGAATACCGGAGAACCGATGACGTGAACTACCGGACGGGAAGAAGTTCCTCCCGTGGCGATGTTGGTTCCGGGTTGTACCAGAGTCGCCGTGACCGATGCGGGAGCGAACAGGCTTCCGAGTTCCGCTGAACCACTGAAGAACGTCGTGGCCGAGATTGATGTGCCGCTGATGCTTTGCGCGGTTACGCCCGTGAATACTGGAGAACCTATAACGCCGACAATGGGACGAGAGGCGGTGCCTCCGGTATATGCGTTGACCCCCGGCTGAACATATGTAGCGACGGTCGAAGATGGGGCGAAGAGCGTTCCAAGTTCCGTGCTTCCGCTGAAGAGCGTTGTTGCCGAAATGCTGGTTCCACTGACCGACTGAGCCGTAACCCCAGTGAATATCGGAGAACCAAGAACATGAACTATCGGTCGCGATGCGGTGCCTCCCGTGACGATGTTCGTTCCGGGTTGTACGTATGTTGGAACAACGGATGCGGGAGCGAACAGGCTTCCGAGTTCGGTCGATCCGCTGAAGTATGTTGTCGCACTGACACTCGTTCCAGATATCGAAGAGGCCGTAACCGCAGTGAATATAGGAGAGCCGATGACATGAATAATAGGCCTACTTGCTGTTCCTCCCGTGGCGATGTTAGATCCGGGCTGAACCAAAGTTGCTACCACAGATGCGGGAGCGAATAGAGAACCTAGATTCGTTGATCCGCTGTAATAGGTCGTTGCCGAAACACTTGTTCCGCTGATGGTCTGTGAGGTGACACCCGTGAACGTCGGCGAACCTATAACACCAACGATCGGATTCGAGACTGTTCCTCCGGTGTATGTATTAACGCCGGGAGAGACTCTTGTTGCCAAAACGGATGCGGGAGCGAACAGGCTTCCGAGTTCGGTGGAGCCGCTGAAGTAGGTCGTCGCGCTGACGCTCGTTCCGGAAATGGAAGAGGCCGTTACGGCCGTGAAGACGGGAGAGCCGATGACATGAATAATAGGCCTACTTGCTGTTCCTCCGGTGGTTATGTTGAGTCCGGGCTGAACATAAGTCGGTGTCGACCCGGCGAACAGGCTTCCGAGTTCGGTCGATCCGCTGAAGTAGGTCGTAGCCGATACCGATGTGCCGCTCAGGCTGGAAGCGGTGACTCCTGTGAACACAGGCGAACCGACAACATGAACGACGGGCCTACTTGCTGTTCCTCCGGTGGCTATGTTGGTTCCGGGCTGAACGTAGGTCGATACCAATGATGCGGGGGCAAACAACGAACCTATGTCAGTGGACCCGCTAAAGTAGGTCGTCGCGCTTATGCTCGTTCCCGATACGGATGAGGCGGTTACGGCCGTGAACACGGGAGATCCGATTACTCCGACGATCGGACGCGTTATAGTTCCGCCCGTGTACGCGTTGAATCCGGGAGAAACATAAGTTGCTACCGTTGATGCAGGAGCGAAGAGCGAGCCGATGTTGGTTGACCCGCTGAATAAAGTCGTAGCGGAAACGCTTGTTCCGCTGATGGTCTGAGCGGTTACCCCGGTGAACGTTGGGCTCCCGAGTACGCCAACAACAGGGCGAGAAGCCGTGCCTCCCGTGGTGATGTTGCTGCCGGGCTGCACATACGTTGGGACCACGCTGATTGGCGCAAAGAACTGTGCCATG